TTATTGAATGAGTGGCCGGATCGTATCCAGATGCGAGGGCACCTTGGCCGCACGCACCCGCACGCAGTAGGGGTTGGCCGTAGCCTTCGCGCCGTAGGTCTTGACCAGTTCGGCGGCAGCCCCTGCCCAGAAGCGTGGCACCCCGGCGTCGGTGGGGAAAGTGAGCTTGACCCACTGAGGATCTGCGGTATCTTCGACAACGGTCAGGCCGGTGAGGGTCGAGAAATCCGCATCGGCATCGATGATCGCTTGCACCTCATCGCGCTTTGCTTCGGCTGCGACGAGAATTGCGGCGGCGGTGAGGCCAGCTTGGTAGGTGTCGAGGTCTTCTTGTGTAGCGGCAATGGTGCCGTCTGTATGGAGTGTGGCCATTAGATCCCCCTTTAGTATTGCTCGTTGCCGGTGACGGTGGATGTGGCGGCGGTGTCAACAATTGCCGTGTCGGTGATATTGCCAACACAAACACAATTATCGCTTCCGGCGAGAATTTCGATAGCGTTCCCACCCACCGCTTTGATATAATTATTATTGACTTGCATGTTATCCCCTTGAATACGCATCCCTATCTCATCGGCGTCTTCCACGGTATTTCCAATAATCCTATTCCTATCTCCAACTAAGTGAAGGCCAAAGGAGTCGGAGTCTAAGATCCAACAGCCCTGCAAAATAGAATCGCTACACACCCAAGGAAGAGCCGCATCCCCGCCAGCGCCGCCGCCAGACGAGTTCGTGAAAGCAAGATTGCAAACAACGTTGTAACTTCCGTTAAAAGTCCCCGCTCCGGTGGTGTCCCCGTCAATCAGGGTGTCCCGCCCTTCGCCCATAAGAAGAAAGCTTCCGGCTGAAATAGTCCCCATAGCCGGATAAATTCCATTGCGGACGAAGATGGACTTGTGTCCGGCGTCGATAGCGTCTTGCGGTAGGTAATAGCGACCCGTCTTCGGGTTGGTCTTGCCGTTTATATCGACTATCGCGCCAAAGGGCGTATGGTAGGCGACGTGGTGAATTATCTCTTGGTGCATTATCTCCCCCCGTCCGTGATAACTAGGTCCGCTTGCACGAACTCAACGTCCGACGAACCGCCGAGCAGAAGCGAGTAGCCGCCGCGCTGGCCGACGAATTGCTTAATAGCTACACAGTTAAGCGTTCCAGACGGCACGGCATCCGAGGCAATCGGGATACAGTGCCGGTCAAAGACAATCACCTGCCCCCCGTCAATAGCGGCAACCCAATATCCACTGTCTGGATCTCCAGCGATTTCTTGCATATAAAGCTCTGGCAAGAAATCGTTATTTATCGCCACTTCTTGCGCTCTGAGGCCACGTTGGTAGTTGTATTGAATTTCTTCCCAGTCCAGCGGCAACTTTGAGACAACTACCTGATCCACCCGACCGGCAAAAGCTTCCGTTCCAACTCTGTTAGACCCTATCCAAATTTCATCCGGGTCGATACTTGCCGCCGCTTGGACGATTGTGATAGCTCCAACTTGCACCCCGTCAATGTAGAGAGATAGCGTCGATCCGCTACGCTGAAAAACGCAGTTATGCCACCGCGCATCATACAAATCAACAGAGCCGGTATTGATTTCGTCGTTGGTGCTCATTCCATCGTCTGAAAGTCTGGCCCTGAAAGAGCCGTCAGTCAGAAATCTCAGGTCTATAACGTCTGAGCCGATGGAATCCACTAAATAGCAAACCAGTTCCAGCCCTGCCGGGTTACTCGCACTGGTGGACTTAAACCAAAGAGACACGCTCCAGTCCCCCGTTCCCATGTTAAAATCAGTATCACCAGTTCGGGACAGGGATTGATTAGATCCGTCAAAGGTCGGCGCATTACCCAACACCCCGCCCGAAGTAAAAAGGACAGTATTGTTGTTGGTTAGATTATTGCCCCTGCCGCTATAGTCGGTCAGATTTTCTAAAGAATAACAAGCCACCGTCCCCGCCGTCCCAGATGAGTGAAAGCCTCCCTTGCAATAGGGGTGGTTCCCCTCTTCGTCAATTTGCATCACACCCGACTTGGAAGGGTTGACTACATCAATGAAAAATATCATTGCGCCGTATGCGCCCCGCATTACATAGCACTCCCGGCCCTTTATAAGCTGGCCCATATATACAGCGGAAAAAAGACCTTCGCCGGTTCCGGCATGGCGAAAGAGCAAGTCATGGTTAGTTATAGTAGCTCCACCCATGAAATTAAAATCTTCAGAGTTCCTGTCGTTGTTGCCTGTTCTTGTAAAGGTCCAGTCTGCCGTAATATTGGTGATATTGCGCCAACCCATTACATTGACCGTTCCGCCGCCGTTATAGTGAGTAAAGATCGCCAACCCATTAGAATTGACGTTCACTATGTTACATTCTGGGGTTCCTGAATTTGGGATGCCGTCCCACAGCGCCGCATCAGCATCATTCTCCGCAGGGAAATAAGTTGTCCAGCCGTGCGTCCGCATGGTGGAAGACCAGTAATGTTTTGGCCTGCCAAATTCATCCACTAACGAAGGATGCCGCGCCGCATTGATTGGCGGGTCACAGTCATTGTCCAGCGTATCTACGGTGGCCCCCGTAGGGCGAAGGATATTCCAACCAAGGCCATCGTTGCGCTCTGAGATATTCCCTTTGTATTTCATCAGACCATTGCCCGCGCTCAAGAAACGCCAGCCTTCATCGGCTACCAAATCAGCAATGTAGACGCCCCCGGCTGTGGCATCGCTACAAGAATAAATCTTGCCGTCTAAAAAATAAATATCTTGCAACACAACCAAACTGGCTGGTCCGAACAAATCCCCACCGGCTGAAACGGTTTCAAAGGCCATGTATTGCACGTTGGCTTCCAAGTCCCACCAGATGATTGAATCCTTGGCATGGTCAATCCACATAGCTCCATGTACTGGGGGCGGCCCTAATTCTGCCACCCAACTTGAGGCCTTGACCGCGCCCATGAACGCCTTGTAATCCCAGACCTGATTGGGGTCATCTAAGTCCACAAAGATGATTCGCCACGCCGACTCGGCGGTGAGTACGACGGAGGGCGCTTCCGCCACAAAGCCGGCCTTGTGCTTGCCGTCGCCCGTGGTCGGGTCCAGATCGTGGCCTACGTCGCCCTTCTGCTGCAAAAACTGGGTGTTGTCCCCGACCTTTTCGTGGTCCGACTTCTTGGTATAGCCGCCAATCGTGACGGTGGTATTGGTCTCGAAGTTCATATCAATTCTCTGCTGCGAGTAGGGCGTGCAGGGCTTGAAGTTCAAGTAACCAGATGCCCACCTGCTCGTCGATATAGTGGATGTTGGCTTGGGCCTTATGGATCTGGCCGCTCAGCTTCCTCTTTTGTGCCTCTGTCAACTTGTAATCGACCGGATGGCCGGCCCGCTTCTCTTCCCATTCCATCAACTCACCCTGATGGATCTCCTTTTGCGCGAGTTGGTCCTGGATATTAAAGACACGGCCCGCCACGTCCCGGCGGAGTTGCAATAATCGCATGTCCCCCTCAAAGCCGGGGTGCCACCGTCGGGGCCCCTCTACGATCACCTCGGCCGAATGGTAGACCTCGGGGATAGAGGGGGCGACCGACGCAAAGACCAACGGCCCATCAGAGGTATTTATAGCGTCGGCTGGCTTCCGAAGGTGAGCCGGAGGTATCGGCATATCCGTTGGCATCGGTCAAAAATCCTTTCTGGTTGCGTTGATCGTCCGTGGCCGTCAACCAGGTTACGGCCGCATCTTCGGTCCAGGTCCCCGCCCCCAGCACCGACATATTAAATCCGACCAAGGGCCGAGTATGCATCGCGCCGTAGTCGACTAGGTGGTCCCGAATCTGAAAAAGCGAAGCCTGGGCCTCACTATACTTGCCGTGCACCAGCCGAAACCGGTCGGTCGGCTCCAAGGCCGCGGCCTGGGGTCCTATGCCCAAATCGACCAGTTCCGGCTCGGTAGAAAAGAGAAACAGCTCTCGCTGGGTCCGCACCTGGACCCCGCCGGTCTGGTGGAGCCAGTAAAAATCCAGGGTGCGATCTTGCCGCAGGCCATACTGGGCAATCGATGCATCGTCCTGTTTGTTGTACTGGTCGTCAAAGACGAGCGTGGCCGGGTTGTAGTCGAAGCGGCCCGTCATCACGTTGGCAAACAGGCCCGTGTCGTCCAGGTGCTCCCGAAACTGCTTGGTGCCGTCGGACTGATCCAGCAGATCCTCGGTGCGAAAGGTCGGGATCGAGGCGGCCGGATCGCCCAGCCGAAACTGGGGCGTATACTGGCCGGTGGTGCCGGAGATGATCATGTCGCCAAACCCTTCAAACAGCAGGCGCGCCAAGACCTCGTCCGAGTCCTCCCGCTGCGCGTTGTTGCCAATGATGCCCCGCGCGTAGTCGTCGATGGTCAGTTCCGCATCCCAGGCGTCGAAGGCGGTCTGGTCGAGCTTGGCCGAGGCCACCCCCATCATAGACTCGAGTACGTCCTGGGTGATATCGGGGATGGTCTGCAGCAAGGTCCCGGTCGAAAGCCCCGTATCCGTGCGTCCCTGACAGTGCACGGTGATCGTATCCGTAGCCGGATTATAGGCCTGGGTGAGTTCAAAGGTACCAGCGTCCAGGTTGACATTGGCGTAGGTGGCCGCGACGTCATTGAGAAACACGCTTTCGTGCTGCTTTAGTCCCCCGCCGGTGATGATAAATTGGCCGCCGGTGTTGACGGTGTGGTCGATTTGATAGGCTGGTACCCGCGTGGTGCTCACGGCGAAAGTGAAGTCGCCGAAGACCCAAGGAATAGGATGGTTGAGTGACTTGGTCTCGGCATTTGGGTAGGTGGTAGAGTCAATCAGATCCTGCGGCAAGGTCCGCCGGTCGGCCGAGCGCATGTCGGTGAGCTGAATCGTCACCCGCGTATCGGTGGCTTCTCGCCCGCCCAGGCGCACCTTGGCAAAGAACACGTTTTGGTAATTGGCCGCCTGCTTGGAATACCCCACCGACAGCTCGACGTCTTTGTTGGCCCAGTTTTCTTGGGCAATCAGGTCGACGATCTCGTTGTTGATATTTTTGAAGACAATCGTCGCCTCCGGCGTAATCACCCGCGGGTCGATCCAGGAGCCGGCCGAGCGTTGAATAAGCGAAAACGACTCCAGCCGCCCCTTCCAAAACGTGCCGTCGTCCAGCGCCAGCTCCTCGTTGGCAAAGTAGAGGTCCGAGCCGGACAGCTTGACCTTGACCCGCAGGGTCCAGTCGGCAATAGGTAAATTAAAATCCGGCGGCATTAGCGCGTCTTCTCCTCCAGCACGATCTGGACAAAGTCGTAGTAGCCGGCCGACGCCCCTTGCACGAAGTCTTCCTCCAGCTCCGTCTCGATGGTGCAGTAGGCCGAGTCGATCGAGGGGTAATTGTCTGGATCTAGGCACAGCACGGCCGGGACAAAGTGCCCGTTTTTCCGAAACCAGGTCACCACCTCGTCGCGCTGCGCCCGCAAGGTCAGCGGGATGCCAAAGCGCAGCCGCCGAAACGGCTCCTTTTGCACCACGGCGCTTTGGGTACCGGGGATGCGGTCCCCCTCCGATGGGTCGGCGTAGACCCAGCGAGGGTTGTCGCGGATGTTGCGCACAAACTCGTAGTAGGGCCAGCCCATGGCCCGGGCGATCTGGATATAGCCGTCCGGGTTGGTCGGATCGCTGATGACCAGCCGCCAATAGCGGTAGGTCTCGTCGAGAAAGTAAACCAAGCGTTTGTACACATCTCCGTCCGGATCGGTGGTAATCGGCAGCGTGGCGCTGAAATCGGGCGGGACCCAGGAGTCGGTGGCCGAGGCCTGCAGGGTGACTGAGGCGGCAGCCGTCAAGTTGAAGTTGAACAGTGAAAATCCTTTAACTAGCTTGGCTGAGCCCAGATCCCACTTGCTCCATTCGCCCAGGTCGGTGTCGGTGCGCCACGGCTGGCCCACAAAAATATTCTGCAGGTTGGCCGCTTTGTAGTCCGTACTGTTGGCCTGGCTGGAATAGAAGAGCGTGGCCGTGTCGAAGTCGGTAAACTTGCGGGCAAGACGAGCGTAGGCGGCCATGGTGTTACCTGTTGACGATGCCTTTCTGGTTGAGTAGCGGCTTGCCGAAGTTAGACTCGGACATCATCAATTCCTTCATCATCGGCCAAATATCTTGCTTCACCGTGTCGCGCAGGCCGCGCGGATCCAACGTGGTGATGTGGAAATTGAAGGTGAAGTTGGTTTGTCCCCCACCTTGAGTCATGCTTTGAAAACCTTTTGCCGAAGGCATGGGTGAAATGTCGACCCGTTCGGAACCGGCTTCACCGGCCAGAATATGAGTAGGCCGGTGGACCATGCCGTGAAACCCTTGCGCGGCGACTATGTCAATGCTGTAATTGTGCTTTAGCGCGCCCTTTTGGTCGGCGCTTATGGTTCCACCCGAGACCAACGTCTGAAAGGCAAGTTGAGTGCCAAAATCTATTTCCCCCGTATAAAAACCGCCGCGAATAAGGCGCATAAACTGGTCGAAATCAGACGGTTTTAGTTGCGCCATTAGGCCGGCCGATATTTGACTGCGCCCGAGTAGTTGCGCGGCTTTACTTGCTACCGCCCCTACCGACATAAACGCCGGGTCTTGTCGTACATTGGGTGGTTCGGCAGGTTGCGTAATATTCGTAATGTCTAAGGGGTGGCCGGTGGCCGGTGTGCCCCCCCCGGCCACCGGCTTTTCGGTGCGGGTGATGGTTGTTGTAGGCGGTATAAATGCGGGATGGTCTGTTTCTGATCCCCCCCCACCGGCACCGGGCAAGGCCTTTGCAAACGGGCTCGGCTGCGGGTCGGTTGACGACGCACCGCCATTGATGCCGGGCGGCGGCTCGGTGGTGAGCACCTCACCGCTCTGTATAAGTTCGAGGGTACGCACCGCCTCGTCGTACGGCATCCCGGCGGCCACTAACGACCGGACCAAAAGTTCGCGGCCAGAGGCAAACCCGGTAAACTCGGCGCCGTGAGTCAACCCTTGTTCGAGTAGATGGGGAACTAGCTGCGACGTGCCACCGGCTTGCGAGATGAGACCCTGGGCGCCGCCGGCGTGTAACATTGCGGCGCGAAACTCGGACACCGACTTTTTTTCTTGATCCTTTAACGTTTGCGTGTCGAACATCAACCCCTCCAGTAGACCACCGCCAACCCCGCCAATCGCCGCGCCGATAGGTCCAGCAATAGCAAACCCCAACGCGGCACCAATGCCGGCACCAATCTCCCCAGTCGAGTCAAAGAGCGTAGCAAGATTTGCGCCGATTAAACCGGCTGTGGCGGCGTCCCCCAACGTTTGGCCAAACCCGGCAAAGGTAATGCCGTCCAATTCGGTCTGAAGCTGATCTATAGCTCCGGTGCCAATAGACAGGACCAGATTCCATTCGGCCGGCAAGCCGCCTCCGGTCAACGAGGCCAACGTCTCAACCGCTAGGAACGTCGTCAACCCGCCCTTGATCGCCCCGCCCAATGCGACGCCCCACTTAGCGCCGAAGGTGTAGCTATCAAAATCCCCCCACCCCAGAGAAAACGCGCTGGCCGAGCCCAGACCCAACGTCTTAAAGGAAGCCCCCAATCCGTCGAATCCGGTCTTTAGGGCGGCGGCCGAAGCGTGGCCGATCTCTTTAAACGGCCCCTTGAAATCCCCGGCGATCCCCAAGAGCTTGGCCTGGGCACCGGTCGAAGACCACGCCGACGCGATACGGTCGCCGGCCGCGTCTGAAAACTCCCCGGCCGATTTTTTACCGGCGTCTCTAAACGGCTTGGCGGTGCGGGCCGCTAGGCCGACCGTCTCATCCGTCAATTTTTTGGCCAGCGAGTCGACCGTGGCGTCGGCGGCCCCTTTGCCAAAGTCGTCAAAAGCGCTGGATATAGACCGCTCGGTCAAGAGGGACTTAAACCCTTGATCCAAGGCCGATTGAAAGCCGCCCTTTAAATTCTCGCCCATATCCCGCCCACTGGCCCGGGCTGGGATATTGACGGCCACCTCCTGATTCTCCTGCAGGCCCTGCCCCGTGCCGGTGGCCAGGTTGGCCCCGATGATCCCACCGATCTTGAGTAGGTCGCTTTTGAGCAGAGCCAACTCGTCGGCAAACTTTTTGCGTAAGGCGATAAACTCAGGGGTGGCCTGGGTGGCCATGACGTCGGCGGTGTCGCTCCAGGCCGCTCCCACGTCATCGGCACCCTTCGATAGGTTATCGGCCAGCGTGCGGCCGCTGGCGCTTAAATCCGTCCACTGGACCTGGAGATCGGCCTTCATCGCGGCCCAGTGCGCCTCTATCGAGCGAGGCGCATCAACCGCAATAGGATCGACATCGAACAATTCCAACACCTCGTTGATTGTGCCGATGGAGGTGGCTTTGATGTGTTCCCAAGCAAACTCAGCGGCCTGTCGAATCGGTACCCAAATAAGCTTGGCGGCCTGGAGGCTGACATTGAGGTTATCAATCCAGAACTGTTTGTGGGCCTTGTGGGCGGCCAGCAGCGTATCGCCAAACGAATCAATAAACGAGGTGCGAAACTTCGGATTGGAAAAAAAGGCATCGATGACGTTGACAGCCGACTTGCCGAATTCGGCCGACAGAGCCAGGGCGCTATCAAACATCTGCCCCATCCCGCCCAGGTTGGCTACAAACGCACCGGCGGCTTGAGACCCCATGGTCAACCCTTTAACCAGGACGGTCATTTTAGGGATGAGTTCGGTACCTAAGCCGCGGGCCATACCTGTCCAGGCGCTGCCCAGATCCAGCAAAGCGTCGCGGTAGTCGGCCGCCTCGTTGGCTTGTTGGGTAGAAAATTCAAGGCCCAATTCGCGCGCCCGGGCCTGTAGGCGGCCAATGCCGGCCGATCCTTCTTTGAGCAGGGGCAGCAAGTCGGCCCCCGATCGACCAAACAGCCGTTGGGCCTGGGCCGCCTTTTCCGAGTCGGAGGACAGGCCCTTCAGGGCATCGGACAGCTCGAGCATCAATTCCATCGACGGCCTGAGCTGTCCGTCCGCCCCCACCGCCTGCACGCCCAGCCGATCAAAGGACTCAGAGGCCTCCCCCACCCCTTCTGAGGCCTCCAGGGCATTACGCGTCATCCGCTGCAGACCCTTCTCTAAAACGGTAAAGTCCGTGCCAGAGCGTTCGGCGGCAAAAGCCAGGGTGGACAGGTCTTCGGCCAGTACGCCGGTGCGCAGGGACATCTTCTGGAAGGTGTCGCCGGACAGGGAGGTCGCCGAGACGATCTTGCCCAAGCCCACTACCGTGCCGCCGATGGCCCCAATCAACCCCAACAGCTTGAGCCGGGACAGGGTTGCCCCCTGTGTCAGGCTGCCCGAGCTTTTCTCACCAAAGGCCGCCTTAGATCCCTTATGCACCTGACCCAATTGGTGTCGGCTCTTGTTGAGGAACTGACGTACATCGCCCAGCACGGCCTTGGACTTGGCCGACAGGTCAAAATCTACGGGGATGCGTAAGGGCTGGACGACTTCGCTCATGGCTTCACTCCGGGTTAGCCGGGGTCAAGGGCCTTAATTCGGCTAAGATCAGGTCAAAGGCTTCTGTCAGGTACTGCGGCAGGGCCATCATCTCCGTCATCGTGGCGTTGCGTGTCCACACCAAGCCGGCCCATCCTTCTTGCTCTGTGTGGGCCATACGAAACAGGTTGTAAATCAGGTAGGACCGGGCGTGAATCAGCCGCGCCGGGCACACGTCTTCGAAGATGTATTCTTCTCCTTCTATGCCTCTGCTGAGATCAACGAGTCGTCCGTCTTGGCCGGCGGGATGCTCGCACTGTTCGGGGATGTGTCCGTACCGGCAGGCGTCGCATTTGCGATCAGGGACATATCCAAGCCATCGAACTGCGAGACGAAGTTTTTTGCTTCCTCCTCCGTCAGCCCCGCCATACCGGACAGGGCCTGGTTGATCTCGATCAGGAGGTTGCTCTTGCGCTGCTCTGTAAACTTTTCCTTGACTTCCTCATCGCTCATGTCGGCGCTGAGCCTCGGCAAGGGCTTCATGGGCATGCGCACAAAAATCTCCAGCGGGTCGGTCACTTGGCTGCCGTCAAAGATGAAGTTGCGCCAGTCGCGAGTGTAGTCGACGAGCGTTTTGACCATATGCCAGACTTCGTCCGACCAGGCCGCCACGACCTTACCGTATTCTTTGTGCTCGATCCACTTCTGGACTTCCGGCGTTTTCTTCCATTCCTCCACCACTTCTTCGCTGACTAGTTGACCAGACAGCAGGTGGCCGGCGGTGAGCCGGTATAAATCCAGGGATTGCTGATCTTCATCGGGTAGCTGGCGGTTGCCGCGCCATTGGGGGCGATACTCGATATACATGAGTCCGCCCAGTTCCATCTTAGCCATTTCTCTCCTCCGTTTTGAGAAAGGGGCCGCAGCGACCGGCCAGAGGTCCCGAAATGGGGCCGGCGCACGGTGCAGGATGCGCCCACCCCCGGGTCCGGCCGCTGCGACGGTGGTCGTTTAGTCCTGCACCAGTTGGATTTCGTTTTCTCCTGAGCCCGACCCTAACGCCTTGCCGTTGAGGGGCCAGGTGGCCGGTCCCGAGTCGCCGATGTCGCGAGCGGCCGGGTCGATCTCACAGGTGTCCATGTTGATGGTAAAGCGATCCGTCGCGGTCGTCCCCAATTTGATCTGAAGATCTTTGGACACCTTGCGGTGGGCGTGCGACATGAGGTAGGTCTCGTCGCGGCGGACAAACAGCTCCAGGTTAAAGTCCACCCGCCCCTCGGGTAGCTTTTGCTGGGTGATGTCGTCGGGGCCGGTATGGCCGGAAGATTGGTTCATCAGCTCCAGACCGGTGTTGATCACGACCGAGCCGCGGATGACCTTCACCGTGGTCGAGCCGCCGTCCAACGACACGGTACAATTCGTGCCGTACTTGGCATTGCCGATAAATGTGGCGGCCGGGATGTGGGGGCGCACGATGTCGTTGTCCGACCAGGTAAAGGTGCTTTCCAAAGTCAGCGTCTCGGTGGAGTGATTGGGATCGGCGTTGATCTGGATACCGGCGCCCGAGTAGTCCTCTGAGCCGATCTGGATCAGGCCCCACTGGGTGAAAAAGTCGGCGTCGTCAACTACCAACGAAGAAGCAGCCACCCCAGCGCCGTCGGCCAAGGTGTAGCCGGCTTCGATGTTGAAGACGCCTTCGCCGGCAAACTCGAAGATGAGATAATCGTCCGAGCTCCAGCTAATCGTCAGCGTCTTAACAATGCAGGTGGTCAACCCTTCCAGCAGGCCGGCATCTTCCATCAACCGATACAAGGTGCCGTGCAGCCCCGTCAGATCTTTCAACAGCGAGTAGGTCACCGACGTGCCGCCCACGATCGTTTCCGTGCCGAAGGCGTGCTTGAGCAGGGTGCCGATGTCCGGCGGCGTGCCCAGGGTGCCCGACGGCCGCACGATGCAGCGCAGCGACCAGGGCTGGACCGGGCGGCGGCCCTCCACTCTTTCCATCAGTGAATTTGTGGCCCGCTTTTCGGGTACGGGGACGCGCGCGCGCTCCTGACCGATGGTGATCCCCATATGGCGAAAGCCGTCGGTGGCGGCCGGCTTGACGGCCGTGTCGAAGGTCGATTCGGGGACAAAATAACCTTCCTCTTCCTGCCCCAATACATGCGTGTCTACTGCCATGGTGTATCTCCTTTAGGATGAAACGAGCACCTCCAGCAGGAGGGTGCCGTCTTTGAAAAACAGCTCTTGTTGGCCTTCGGGGCCTTTGGGCATCTTGACCGGGTCGTAGGGCACATCCCGCACCAGGACCTGGCTGGCCTGCGGCACACTATCGACGATGAGCTGGTAATTATTTTCCAGTACGATCTCGATGCCTTCCAGGGTCCGTTGCAGCTTCTTGGTGGCCAGCTCGGACGAGGTCAGGCTGCGCCCCAGGTAGGTCTTCATACCTTTCAGGCTTTCAACGAAGAGGCGCAGACGGATAAAGTGCCGGCGGATGCCTTCTGCATTTTCTTTGGGCACGCTGCGCAGGGCCTCAATCACACAAGCCGGCCGGTTGTAGGGCCTCGTCTGGGCTGCCTCATAGAATTTCTTGATGTTGTCTAAAGCGATCCCATCCGCATACGCCGTCTGCAACGCCGTCAGTTGGGTCGGTAGATCGTCGCCGATCACACGAATCAACGCGTTGATTTGGACTTCGGGGTTGCGGTTGGACATCGGTGGCTACCTTCTATTCTCGTTGACCAGTTCGACAATGTGCTCGGCTTCGGCCCGGGCCACATCTACGGCGACCGGGTCGCCCGATTCGACCTGCCACACCGGCCGGGCGGGCATACGGTCTGTGCCTAGTTGGTGAAAGATCACCTTTTCGTCGGAGACCTCGATCACCATCTGGCTGCCGCTGAGACCGCTCTGCCCGTGAGTGAGGGAGAAGAGCGGATGGCGGAAGTCGGTCAGCGCGTCTTTCATGTCCCCTTGGTCCACCAGGATCTGACCCCGGCCCTGCTTTCGGGCTAGGGTCGCCGCCTGCAGGGCCGCCCACGGGCTTCCATACGCCGCCCCTTCCGTATCAAACGCTTCCTCTATACGCTCGGCCACCCGCCGCGCCACGCGCTCGGCCACGACCCGCCGACTTAAACCGGTGGCGGCGCCCCGTCCCAATCGCAAGAAGAGGCGATCAACGAGGGTCAGGCCTTGGGTGCCCAGGCGAAACATTACTTGCTCTTTGCCGTCCCTTTGGAAGCAGCCTCTTCTTTCTCCGCCGCGCCTTCTTCCTTCTTCGCTGGCTTGGCCGCGTCCTGCTGTGCCAAAAAGGCGGCGGCCTGTTCTTCTTCTCGGCGGGCCTTCTCTTCGGGCTGGTGTTTTTCAGGCAACTCAGGGATCACCACATCGCCCTCCTTGGGAAGGTGTTGGTCCGGCTGTGCCAGAAATGCTTTGAAGGCACTCGAATACCCTTTCTCGGGCAGCTCGACCTGGCCCGGCTCAGCAAAAAAGGCGGTCAATAGGTCGGCTTGCTCCACCAGGTGGGCCACCGCTTCGGCCGAGATTTCCCCCACCGCTCTTAACGTGGGAACCTCTCTTGACGGGATGGGAAAGACCCGTTCCGACTTTTCCTGCAAGGCGGTCTGGATTAAGGCAAAGACGGCGCGGATGAGGTGCTGGGCCTTCTCCTGCGACATCTGCCCCTCGTAGCGGGCCTGCCGCCGGGCCTGCTCGGCCTGGTCTTCGGCGGCATCGCTGGCCGGCTTACCCGTATAGGGAGCGATACGCTCGGGAAACCGCGCCCCCAGCCGCTGCTGGATGTCGGCCACCCGGCAATAGCCGTCGACGCCCAGAGAGATTGGGGGCAACGGCTGGATCTCTTGTACTTCGGCCATGATATACTCCTTATGAAGTGACGATCGTCAGGTCTTTGTTCGGCAAGATGAGCTGGCTATTTTCATACGCCGCCAACTGCGCCTTTAGGGCGGCGACCTGCTCATCTATCTTGTTCGCCGTGCTGTAGAGTGCCCGACCTAGAATCCGTTGGGTCTCGCACCGATTATCTGGCCCCTCTATAAACAGGTTCTCCCGGCCGTCCGGCAGCATCTCGACGGTAACGACCACCTTCAAGATTTCACCTGCGGCCATTGGCCGTTTGGGTTTGCTCTTTGTTTGCTTGTTGCTGGCCACCATACATTCCTCCGTTTAGATGTGTGGTATTACCAGACCGTATCTCGGTCAAAGGTGGGGGCCTGCTCCACCCCATCGCTATCAGGGTTGAACACCCCTTCCGGCTGCTGCTCGGCGTGCGACAGCGCTGTGCTATCCGTCTTGGTCGCATCCGGCAGGTCGAGCTTACGTTCGCTGACCTGCTTGATGAACAAATCGAAGGCCTCCATCCAGGCTTTAGTTCTAGGCGAGACCTGCTGCACCCCCGGTAACGAATTTTCCGCATCTGCCGCCGCCCCCTTGGAATTGAGGCTCCTGAGCAGGCGTGACGAGCGCACCGCCGTGGTGGGGATCGGCACACTATAGCCGATATTCTTCAGCGCGGCGTTGAGCAGGTCGGCTCGCTCCTTGATAAATTCCTCCACGTCCGCCTCGCTGAGCGACAAATCGGCATCGGAATAATCCTGCTGGGTCCGCCGCTCTATATCGGCGATCTCGCAATAGCCGTCATCGTTTAGGGTGATGGCCATGGCGTTCCTTGCCTTTCCGGTTGTCCTCCGTCTCGGGCGCGATCAGGCGCGCGCCACCAGGAGCAATCAGGCGGAGCGCGCGGCGATCCCTAACCGCGCGCTCTTGGTGTGGTTGTGTGCACCGGTTCATAAGCATGCCTTTACGCCGCCAGGAGGTAGGCTTCTAGGATCAGACCGCAGTCGGCAAATTCGGTCGTGCCATCCTCCTGGACTAACATCAGCGCCAACTCGTCGCCGACGCTGGCGCTCAGCGTCATAGTGGCATCCCGGTCCATCACATCGCCCTTGGTCCAGGTAAACACGGCAAAGGTGCCCGCCGTGACGTTGACCAGCAGAAACACCGAATCGTTGTTGGTCGCCGAAGCGGTGGTGGCATGGGCTTGTACGCCGCGGATCTCACAGTCAAAGGGCATGCGGATACCGCTGCCGGCATTCAGCTCGAGGATCCACACCTGTGCCGCCGTGGGGGTGGTAGTGAAGTCGCCCACGGCGCAGCGGGCGCGCACCCACCAGGCGGACTGGCTGTTGACGGTGGTCTGGGCCCAGCCGGACGGCGGGTTAAAGGTGACGAAGTAGGTACCGGTCCCGGCGGTAAAGCCGGTAGACGAATCGGTAAATTGCGCCGTCTCCAACGAGACCCAGGCGGCGCCATTCCAGTACTCCCAGGTGATAGCGGCTGCGCCGCCCCCCGTCGAGACCCCGGCGGCGGTCATATCGATCTGGATGCCGCAGAATTTGCCGGTCTGGCCGAAGTAATAGGCGTCGTTGATCACCTCGGTGGCCGGCATGAGCGTCACGTCGCCGCCGGTGCCCTCGTTGGCCGGGGTCGTCTCGTCGGTGAATACCCCGCCGTCATCGGCAAAGGCATAGTCGATGGCCTGGGGCGTGAGACTGCCTATCAGCACGCCATCGACGGCCGCGCCGCCGCGGTGGTTCAACGTGGCCGGTAGACTCATCGGAATAGGAATAGTGACCCCTTGCAGATCTTCAATCAGCGTGCGGCCTCTTAGTTTGTTCATGGAGTATCTCCTTACACGTTTCTGAGCCGTTAGGCCGGCTCTTTAGACCAGACGATTTCGATAACGGGGGCGGTGCCGGTCACGGTAGCATAGACGGCCGTGTCGAAGTAGGCCCCCTTGGGAAACGAGCGGGTCGTCTGGCCGTTGGCCCCTGCCCGAGCGCCCAGCAGACGCGTGCCGCCCGAGGTGGCCTGGTTGGCCAACTCCACGGTGGCCACATCGGCGCCGGCCTCGACGTAGATCTCGTAGACGTAGGCCGGGCCGGCGCTGACGGGGGCGCTGGCCGCAATGGATAGAGGTTGGGCGGCCGGCATTACTTACCCTTTGACGGGGTGGACGAAGAAGCGGCATCCGGTGCAGCTCCCTCTTCTTTGGGCGGCGGGGACGGAGGACCAACCGGTGCCTGAGCTAAGGCCTCGACTTCCCCCCCGACGGTGCCTTGCGCCATGGCCTGGCCGGTGTGGGCTTCCCCGTCGACACTTTCCTCGTCGCCCAAAGAGCGCGTAGGCGGGGCCGGTCGGGCCGGCTGATCGGGGATATGCAATACACCCGCCGTCAGCAGGGTCTCCAGCTGCCCTTCTTCGGCGCGCGTGGCGGGAAACTGGGTATTGGGCTCGTAGACGGTACCGTTGTGTTGCAGCCGGGTCACGGTGATGTAGGTTTTCTTTGCCATGAGGCTTTTTCCTTAAAAGGGGTTGAGTGGATTAGGGGATTTAGACCACCGCGTTCTGGACCATGTAGGCCAGATCGGGCGAGATGATTTTGTGGACGTAGCGGTCCTGCACCTTCTTCCAGGTTGCCTCCGGGTCGTTTTCCGGCCACTCGGTCACCTCTCGAGAACCGCCCCGCTGCAACGTGGCGGTGGCTGTCATGGCCCTCGGACCGGGGTTGTCGGCCAGATACAAGAGCACACAGTGCTTGCCCCAGATGTAACCGGCCGCATCCGCCTGCCCTTCGCGGGCCGTATTGTAGCGGGCCCGCCCGATAAACACCTTGGCCGGATCCACATCGATCAGCTCGGCAAACTGGGTCGAGGAAATGCCGCCGCCCTGGGTATACTGAAACTGGGCCAGCACATCGGGGTGGCGCCGGAGGCGGTTCCAGACCTGCTCGCCCATCACGCAGCCGTTGGCCGAGCGCCACATCGCCTCGTTGCCCTGGTCCAGATCTTTTAACGGCGTCGAGGCGTCGTTGTGCCACTGGCTGCTGCCCGACAGGGTGGTGTTCAGCGTCAGGTTGGCGGTGCTGAACAACAGATCGGCCGCCCGTCGCTCGCGGGCCAACAACAACAGATCGGTCAAAAACTCCACAGCGTCCTCTTCCGGGTCCAGCACCTCGTCGGCGTTGTCGACCTCTTCCTGTAAGACCAGCTCTTTGAGGCCGTAGCGGCCCAGGGTAAAGTCCTTTTTGACCAGATCGTGCCGGGCCTCGCTGGCCGGGCTGCGTTCCCCCAAGGGGCCGTCCGTTTCGATGCGGAGGTTGCCCTTGGCGTATTCGTAGTACTTGCCGCTGTCTTTGCCGGTGAATTCGGGGCCCCGCTGGCGGGGAAAGACGCGATCGGCAATGTATTCTTCGTTGGTAAACCGTACGCTGAAATCGGTCAGCGTACGGTCGGTGCGTACATCGGCTACGGCTGGCATGGGGGTACTCCCTTTTTAGTTTTTGTGGTGGTTATTGGCGATATAACGGCTTGTTTTTACGCGTGCAGGCGCGTGGGCAGCGGATCGACCACCGCCACGTCGTTGACCGCCCAGGCTTGATCGACACGGCCAATGCAGAAGTCGCCGGCGCTAGATTTGTTGACCAACAGGCCGGCCGCATCCGTGCCCACCCAGCCGGCCGTGACGCCCCCGGCGGCCACCTTGACCTTGAACGGGTTACCCGACGACAGAGCGGTCACATCGGCGCCCTGCCCGGCGGCCGACGGTTTGTTGTAGAGCGCACCTTGCGGGATGTCGGCCGCATTGCTGCACACCACCACCTGGCCAGCCGTGGTGTGGTCTTTGACCAGTTTGTACTGGTCGCTGGATAGATCCCCACCGGCCTGCTTGCCGGGGATGAATTTGGGAAGGTCTACTGCCATGATCGCTTACCTCACGTGAAAGAAGGTGGAGTGAATCTTTATCGTGCTCTTTTACGCCGCGCCGCGGTAGCGCCAATCCTCGTACGCCGACCCAAACGTTTTACGGGCTTCGCGGTGCGACTGCGAGTGGGCTTCTCTGGCCGACTTGCCCTGACTTTCCAGCTCCTCGATGCGTTGGTCGAGAAACTGCTGCACCTGATCGGTCGAAGTCGTCTCGGGGTCGGTATCGTCGCCCAGTTCGTCGGTCTGGACAATGGCGGCGCGGGCGTTGAGCTGCCGCTCGAAGCGTTCGAAGTTTTCATTCGCCTGCTCGCGCAGGTCGGCCTCTTCGGCGGCGGTGAATTTGTGACGGTTGACTTTGAGCACCTGATCGACGCGCATCTGGTGCAACTGCTGAGCCGCCTCGGCCCCCTTCTGGGCGTTGGCGGTGAGCTGGACGTGCTCGTCCCGCGACAGTTGGACCGTGTCGGGGTCGGGCGTCTGGGTCGCAGTCAACTCGTCATACTCGGACTGCGGCACCAGCACCACCCCCTCGATCTCAACTTCGGCGGCGTGCGCGGCGATATACTGCTGCGCGTGGGCCTGGACCGTCTCGGGGCTGTTGAGCCGCTGATTCTCCTCATCCAGCTTAGAAAAAGCCTGGGTGCGGTGTTCGTCGGTGACCTCTACGTCCTGCGATAGGCCGAGGATTTCGCGGATACGTGCATCGTTCATGGTGTGCTCTCCTTGTGAGGGCGTGGGTTGGGATGGCGGGTCGTGTTCAGCGTCCGCTTTCGGTATGCTGAAAGTTTTATGAGGCTTCGTCGGCTCTGCCGCCGCGGCCACTTCCGGCTTTTCATCGGGGATCTTCACGTAGATCCCTTCCCCCCTCACCCAGCCGGCCGACAGAGCCGCATAGGCATTTTCGTAGAGGGAGCCGTGGTTGTAGTCGACCATCATTTCGGTCGGCGGATGGTCCGAGTTGGGGTTAGCCGAAGACAGGACATGCTCAAAGTTGTTCACCATCTCGTTGAGATGCTCGACGGTGATATCGATGCGGCCCCACCAGGGGTGATACCAGGTGCCCGTCATAAAGACTTGGATGTGGGAAACGCGGTCTTCTTCGGTCACTTCCAGGGGAGCCATGCCGCACAGAAACGGTCGATTCGTCGCCCCGATAGCCAACAGCGCGGCACCGATGCGGTTGTCGGTTTTCTCGCTATTGTAGTTCAGGCTGAACTCCGGCGAGATGTAGCGGTATTCCTCGTTGGCAATAAACTCGTGCGCCCGCTTCGTCCAGTGCACCTCCGCCCACATTTCGGCATAGACGCCGCCGGGTACATCGTTCAGGCGAGTAAACTGACCGAAGGGCAAGCCGATAGCCGGCGAATAGAAATGAGGGTGCTCCTTCTTGATCGCCTCGTAGAATTCGACTAACTCAGAGGCGCCCACTTGGGCTAGTTGCTCTCTAAAGGTTATCAGGTGCATGGATTATTCCCCTTGGCTGAATTCGTATACGTAGAGACAGCGACAATTGTTAGAGCCGGAATTAGCCGATAGACATCTCCGGTTGGGCGGCAAGCTGGCGTAGTAGTCCGGGCTGCCCACCTCGAACTCTTCGCCGTCTAAGGGCTCGCACTCATCGCAGACATCACCGTCTAAGATGGCCGAGTAGATAGCCCGTTCGATAACCGCCTTTTGGGCTTCCGCCTCTTTATTGCGGCCCATGGCAAACGCCGTGGCCACCAACAGCACCCCCTCCCTGCGCTGGGCTGGCTCGAACATCGCCTTGACTTCCTCGGCGATCTCCTCTAGCTCCGCCTCGTCGAAGTCGGCCCGCTGCGTACGCCATAGGTCTAAGGCCCGCTCGGTGACCAGCGCCTTTACGCGGCCGTAGAGTTGCTCCAGTGATTTCCTGGCGCGCGTCCAGAACAGGTCGGTGATCTCTTCGTTGACGATGTCCTCTTCGCGGAAGGTCTGCGGCGAATCGTGCCCATCTGACACAGAGGCCGCCTTTTTCTTTTGCTTTTTTGCCTCGTCTTTGACTGTGCGCCGCCCAAAGACAAACATCTCGCGCATGACGCCCACCAGCTCTTTGGCATGCTGGTGCCGCTGCGCCTTGGACAGTTGCACGTCGTTAACATCCGAGGCGTCTCCATCGCTCAGCGCTTCGGCCACCTGCTCGACCAGCGCATCCACCCACTTTCCTTTAGCTACCCCAGCGATCTCCACAACCTCTTCCGTGCCGTCGTCCTGCTTGCCGGCGATCTCTCTCAACGACATGGACTTTTCGAGGCCGGTCAGGTCCCGCCAGAAATCGACCGAGCCGGCCATCTGTGGGTGGTCGTGCCGATGGGGGCGGTGCACCTGGATCGTCTCTGCGGGCGGGCGGCTGGCTTTATCAGAGGTTTTGCCAACCTTTTGTGGCACGTCGGCCAAGTCCCGCAGGTGGACTTCCAGATCGTCGTCCGGCGTAACAAAGCCGCCCCGCTCCAACCGTTCCAGCGCGCGGGAGACCAATTCCAGGTTTTGGATCTCGAGGTCGGACCACTCGACGGTGGCCACTACGTCGTCGGGTCGAGGGTGGTTGAGGAGGAGAAACGGCTTGATCAGTTGTTCGTTGATAGCGGCGCGGATCCAATCGGCAATGGCCTCCAGCGACAACAGGAACATATCGAACATCGACTCGCCCAGGGCGCGGGAGCCGGTCTGTGTGCGCCCCAAATTCAGCGCCATGGCCAACACACACATGGCGATCATCTCGTCGCAGTAGTGGATGGGGCCCAACGGATCGTAGCGGCCGGAGTCCCCGTGTCCTTCGATCTTAAACCCCCACCCGTGCGGGCTGAACATCCGGGCCTATGCCCCCACCGTCATGGCCTTCATCATCTCCATGGCGGCGTCTTTGTCTTTGGGGTCGTAACTGCCCTCCGGCGCCGTGATGTGGGGTACCCCCACCGCGTGGCGCTGCAGGCCGATAGCCATCAGCTTCTCGAAGGTTTCCTTCATCCACCAGTACTTATAGGCCGCCCGATAGCCCGACTCGCCGACAAAGTTGTTGCCGATCTGGCCGTACGCGATATGAAAGAGTTTGTCGGCCGGGATCTCGATCTTTTTATAGGTGCCGTCCTTCCAGGCTCGCTGCACGATGCCGCCCAGATTGCCGTCCTTATCCGGCACCCAATCATGGATCGTGGCTTGGCCGCGGTGGCCCAGCTTTTTATACCACAGCTTGCCGTTGTCTTCTTCCCAGACTTTTTCCATCACCTCGTGGCCGTAGTCAAAAGCCAACAAAATGTGGTCCAGTAGGTTGCCTTTAAAGTTGAGGCGATGAAACAGGGCTTCGGTCAGATCTTCTTTAGCCTGGTCGTCGTCGGATTGGATGGTCCACTTGGCCGCCTTGATGGGCAGCTTGACCACTTGGTTCGAGGCGTGCACCATGCCGTCGCGGCGCATCTTGGAGATGGTGTCGATGCCCTTGCGACCTTGTAGCTTGGGGACGTACTCGTCCGTCTTCAGAAAATTGCGGCCGAAGACGGTGCCAGTAGCCCCTAGCTCGGTGGTGCGTTGTTGTTTGGACGATTCGGTCATTGATGCGCAATAAAAAAAGCCCCGGCTGGACGCATAGCGGGTAAGCTATACGTCCGGCCGGGGCTGAGGGTGTCAGTGATCCCGGTGTTGCCAAATTCAGTTGTTCAATCTACGACCAGGCCACCCATTTCTGACCTGACCGCCTGTTAAATATCCAATCAAACGGAACTATAGCACTGTGTCAAGTCGAATTTTAAAACTCTAATTCGGAGCCGTTGGCCTCATGCAGCCATTGGAGCACCTTCTCTGGTGGGCCGTTATACTCGATTCCTTTACACCAGACGGAGCCTTTATGTCGGGTAAAAGTGATCTGGCTGCCGTCCGGCCCTTGGCGTAGCCACCATTCAAAGGATTTGACGAGGTCCTTAACCCGTTCTTCGGATATGGTGGGTTGATTCCCCATAAGATTAAAACTCCTCTCCCATTAGGCCGCCCAGTCCTGTTTCATCGCTGAGCAGCTCGTCTACGATTTCTTCATCAAAGCCTTCGCCCATCAGTCCGGTCATCAGCTTCAACACGGCCTGAGAGAGGGTGTCCATCTGGTCTTTGTACTTGCCGTTGGGAAACGCGGTAGCCTCCCCCAATAATTCGTTGACCCATGGATAGAGCGACGGGTGCGGCAAATAAACATTGCCGGCCTGCACAAAGGGGCTGACGGCAATACCACGGGCCGTCTTATCCCCCTCCGGATTTACGGGGATCATCCCGGGCACCTTCTTTTGCAGCGTCTGCATTACCGCCGGGCCGTTAGCCTTGTCCTCCACCCATTTGGCCGTGGCCTGGGGCCACTTCTCGGTCAGGTCGATAACGGCTCGGCAGGTTTCGGGTAGGTCTAACTTTTCCCGCACCTGATCTTGCAAATAGACATCGGCCTCGAGCTTAGACCAGACCTGCCCCACGACAAAAGCCGAGGCTTTGGTATTCTTAAAGGCCATGTCCCAGGACTGCGCCCAGAAGGTATGAGCCACCGGCAATTCCATTTGTTCGCATTGGACATAGCTGCCATCGGTTAGGCGCACCACCACCGGCGCCGGGACCGGCGCACCGCGCGGATACCAAAAGCGCCACCAATGCCGCTTGAAGATGTTACCCTCGGCCGGGGCGGGCCGCTGTTGGTGTTGACCCGCCGTGCCGTAGTCACCCAGCCGCTGGCTGTCGTCGTCGACTTCCGTCTCGCCAAAGCGGTC